AATTGCGAAAGCTGCTGTATTAGTCCCTGGAGAGGAAGACAAAGATGGGGAAACAGTAACAAAAGAAAAAATTGAAAATGCCGCTCATGAGTGGATGGAACAATATCGGAACGTCGATCTTCAGCATTCTTTAAATAATGTTGGAGACCCTGTCGAATCCTATATACTACCAGTCGATATGACTGTTAAAATAGATGGAGAGGAAAAAATCCTTCCGGAAGGTACTTGGATTTTAGCTTCGAAATTTAAAGGAGAAACTTGGGATGCAATTAAAAATGAAGAACTAACAGGATATTCGGTAATGGGAGTTAAAAGAAACGAACTACAATCAGCTAGGAAAAGTAATAATGAAGTCGTATTAAAGAAAACATTATTAGAAGATCTTGGAGATGATTGGGTTGCTGCATCTGTATCTATTGTCGATGAACCTGCTGTTCCAAAAGCTAAATTTTTTGCATTGAAATCTGCGAATCCTGAAACCGAAGAAACCGAAGAAACTGAAGAAACTGAAGAAGAAGAATTTGAAGAAGACTCTAAATCTAAAAAAAGTTTATTAGATAAAGTTAAAAGTACTTTGGGTCTTTCTAAAAAAGAAAAAGCTGGGAAATCAACAATAGTTAAGGTTGGTAGTCAAGAATTTTCAGTTAAAGAAGGAAGAGAATTTAATAAAGAAAATCGAGAAAAATTAGAAATGGTTCTTGCAACATTGACAGAAATGATAGAAGGGTATGAAGTCGAGGTTATAGAAAAAGAAGGGAACGAAGTCGTCAACCGAGTCGATTCTAAAGAATTATTATCGTCCTATTCGACAGACGATTTAATGGATAATATAATGTCTATAGATGCAAAAACTAACTCGGCTAAATCGGACGAAAATGTAGAAGAAAATAGTGAGAAATCTAATAAGGAGGGAAATAATAAAATGGATGAAGAAAAATTAAAAGGCGTTTTAAAAGAATTTAAAGAGGATCTTTTAGAAGAAGTTGATGATAAACTCGCTGAAAAATCTGAAGAGAGCGAAGAAGAATTAGAAGATCAAACAGAAGACGATACTGCAGAAAAGGAAGATAATACTGCAGAAAAGGAAAATAATGATGCTGAAGATGATGACGGCAAAAATTCCGAAGTAGAAGCCTTAAAATCTGAAGTAGAAGACCTTCGAAACTTCAAGAAAAAGGTAGAAAAAATGTTCGATGAAACTTCTTCGAACAGTATTAAAGGACAGGATGATGATACTGCAGAAAAATCAGCGAAAAAAGAAAAAGATGATGGACGAAATAATTTTGGTATCCAAAAGAATAAAAAATATCAATAAATAAAATTAAAAATTAATTATTTAGGAGGGTATAAATAATGAAATTATCTAATAAAGAGTTATTAAGTAAACTTAATTCCGCAATTAAAGGAATTATTGATGAAGATACGTTAGGAGATTCGTTGTTAGTCGCACAACAGTTTGATCGATTTGTAAGGAGTATGCAACACGAGACTAATATTCTTCCAGAAGCTCGTTACATCGAAATGCAGAACCATAAAGTTAATATTGATAGAATTTCATTTACAGGAAGAGTATTAGAAGCAGGTGTTGATTCTGATGACAACCACAAAACACTTGAAGAAAACGAATTCACAGAACCGAATACTGGAACTAATCAATTAATCGCGCGAGAACTTCAAGCAGTAGTTGGTATTTATGATAAGACTTTAAGACGAAATATTGAAAGAGATAACTTCGAAGATACAATCGTTGAATTGCTTGGAGAAGCTGCAGGTCGTGATTTAGAAGAATGGGGTCTGTTAGCTAGAGAAAATTATGAAAAAACTGAAGATCTTTTATTAAGTTTGACTGACGGGTGGTTAACTCGAGCGTCTAATAAAATTTTCGGTCAAGAAGATACCAACGCAGACCGTGATTTCGATCTAGACGCCGATAATTATCCTGTTAATATGTTCAACGCAATGATTCAAGCATTACCAAAAAGATTCTTAGGAAATAGAACAGATTGGAGATTCTATGTTCCATTTGAAGTAGAAGATGCTTATCGCGATTATTTAGCTGATAGAGGTACAGCGTTAGGAGATCAAGCTATTGTAGGTCATGAAGACTTGACTTACAAAAGAATTCCTGTAGTTTATTCTCCAATGATCGAACGAAGTAAAAATACTGGTGACGAAGGTTCTGGAAGAGTAGCTACACTTCAAAATCCTGATAATATGTGTTGGGGAGTATTTCATGAAGTGAATATAGAACCTGAAAGAGAAGCGAAGAAAAGACGTACTGACTTTGTCTTGACATTTGAAGGAGATGCAGATTACGAAGAAGAAGATGCTGCAGTATCTGCATATCTCGATCTAAGCGAAGATGATGATGGTCAGTATTAAGATTAGGGTTTTAAAATAAAACGAAAAGAGTCGGATTTATTCGGCTCTTTTCGATTACTTTTCCGTTAAAGGAGGATTTATATGGCTTTAAAAAATATTATAATTAAAAATAAAACCGACGAATCGGTTCATAGAGCAAATCAAGTAATTCCACCTAATGGCGAAATCGGTCCTATAAAAGTTTCAGAATATCAATACCGAGAATTTAATTCTTGCGTTCATTTAAATGTTTCTGAAATCGAAGATAAAACTATTGAAGAATACGAAGATAACACAGAAACTGAAGAAACGGATTCTGGTGGATCTTTAAAAAACGAAGAAACTACAGAAAGTAAAGAAGAAGAACCTGAAGTAAAAGATTTTGATTTCGATATTGAAAATCTAACTATTGAAGATATAGAAGATTTCAGCGATGAAGAATTAAAATCGTTGGGAGCTGAGTTAGAAGTCGAACATTATTGGGTGAAAAATCAAGAAACTCTAATTGAGGATATTCAAGCGAAGTTAGGTGAATAATTATGACTGAATATTATGGTGATGAAGAGAATATAAAAAGAGTTATGAAATTGTCGGGGATGATTCCTGATCAAGATTTAAATCTTAATGATGATCCTGAAGACGAAGAAGATCCAAAAACTGCTGATGAAAAGTTTGAAGAATTAGTTGAAGATTATTTTATTGTCGCAAAAAGTTATATAGATAATGATCGAAATCGTTCATTTGATGAAGATACACCACCAGGAATCGTAAACATTTCAGAAAGAATTGTTCTAAATATGTTAGGGTTTATTAATCAAAAACAATCCTCTCCAATTGTCCAAGCTGATGATTTCAATATCCAATTGATTGAAGATAAAATTTTAACAGACGCTATAAAAGCTGATTTAGCAACATTTGATTCAGGTCCGGAAGACCAAACAGGAGTTCTCGGTATCGGAATTAGTAATCGGAATACAAGGTTAGCAGATAAAGAAGAGGACTGATATTATGGCTGACGATAATTTTAATGTCGAAGTTGATGTAGATGAAATAAAAAGATTGGCAGAAAACGATTTTCCGAATATTATTGATAAAGCTGTAAGATTAACAGCAGAAGAAGTTTGGGGAAATATAAGTCGCGAAGCTCCTACAGACCATGGACGATTAGCTGGAAGTTGGAACTTAAAACAAATTGGTTTAGGTCGTTATGGGATTTGGTCTAATGTTGAATATCGTTGGTGGGTTCATGAAGGAACAGGAGTTCATGGCCCTCATGGACATCCGATAGTTCCTGTTGGAGCACCGTTTTTACAATTTGAAATTGACGGACAAATCATTCGAAAAAAAGAAGTTCAAGGACAAGAACCAAACCGATATATTGATCGAGCAATTAATCAAGCCGAAAAGAGAACTGATGATTTTATCCAACAAGCAGTAAGGGGGTCATGAAATGCGATTAGATGAACGATTACAGAAAATAGAAGATACAATTGAAAATCGTATTAAAGATCACGATTTTGAACCGAAAATTAGAAGTTTTGTTTTTGGTGATCGTGCTAGAATCGGAGATGTTACGCCTCCTGCGATTTGGATTTTTACTGATACGTCACCAATAAATACAGTAAGTGGATATGCTGAAGAGTGGACCTTACAGCTTGTTTTAGCAGCGACTTTTAAAGGACAAGATATTAATAAAGTTAAACAAACCGCAGAGAGTTTAGCGATTCAAGGTACTTCTGTTCTTCTTAAAGATCGTACACTTGATTGCAATGTTCGAGATTTAACTCGAACAAGTTGGCTTCCTGGAACTACACGGATAGAAGATCATGATAAGATTTATGGAGCTGGATTTGAGATGGAAGCTAAATTTAGAAATAAAATTGTAACTTAAAGAGGTGGAAAGATGTTGGAAATATATGCGACTGTATTTAATGAACAACCTCGAGATATTGGTTATCGCGGAAGATTTTATATAAAGGAAAGCAAAACACCGGTTAATTTAGGAATAAATGAATACCATGGCCTAGAGAAACATGGAGATTTAAGAGTTGAAATAGAAAATTTTAATTACGATTCATTAGAAAATCTTACTAAGGAAGAATTAAAATTAGTCGCTGAATATGAAGAAATAGAAAATTATTGGATTAAAAAAGCGACTACATTATTGAATGATTTAAAAAAGAAAAAAGAGGAGGAATAAACAATGCCTAATGAATGTGAATATAGTATCCAACGATATGCGGGAATCGGAATCGAGGACGAATTTGGAAACTCTGTAGATGCAACAGTTCATGTAGATATTGCGAGTTCAGATCTCGATACTCCCGATGATACACAGTTAGTTTATGAAGGAGGATTAAGTCGAGGAGACTCAGACCATCGACCTGGACCATATGTTCCAGAAGGAGGAATAGAATACGCTTTTGATGTTAATACAATTGGTTATTTATTGTATTTGGTTTTAGGAAATATTACTGAAACCGTAGATCAGACTACTGAAACTGCAGAATTAACTTACGAAATAGATGAAACAGAGATCACTAATGTAGAAAATGAAGATGAAATGAGTATCGATTATTTAGATGGAGGCGGTGAAGAACGATCAGTAACAGTTGTTTTTGACGGAAACGAAGAAACTCTTGATGACATTGTTACTGAGATTAATAATGAAGTTCCTGATGATATTGCTTCTGACGTTGAGGGAGATCTTGTATTAACTG